TTTAGTTATCGATAAAAACGGCGGACTTCAAGAAAGAACAATAAATGGGGTGACTGGAAGCACAGTTACATTATCATCAGCTTTAAGTCCTGAAGCACAAGCTGGTTCGATTTGGGCGGTAAAAACTGGCAATATACAACATAGAAAATATAGGGTTACGAATATAAAACAAAACTCTAATTTTACTTTTTCCATTACAGCCATTGTTTATGACGATCAAAAATATACTTTTATAGATACTTTAGATTTAGGTAAAGGAATCGGAAGAGACCCGACAACTTTATTAGATGAATTAGAGCCACCACCTATCATAAGTATAAAAGAAGAACTAATAGTTGTTAATGGAAGAGCTACAAGTCGTCTCGTTTTAGATTTTGGGTATGTTAACGGGGCTGCAAAATACAAAATTAGTTATAAACAAAGTGGGAACGGACCTTTTGTAAGTTTTCAAACTGTTAATCAATTTATTATTAATGATAATCCGGCTGGTTTATATGAATTTAAACTTAGATCTATTAATACCAACGGAGTTGAAAGTGTAAGAGCCTCAGAACAAGATTTTATTGCTTCTGGTATTGTAAATTCTTCTATAGGAAATGTTCTAAATTTAAGAGCTATAGAAAGTGGAAATAATTTAATTTTAAGGTTTGACCCTTCTGAAGATTTCGATGTGTTAAATGGAGGCTTAGTAAGAGTTAGATTTGATCCAAGTACTGATGGTTCTGGAACTTATTCTAGTTCAACTTTTTTAAAAGATGTTGACGGTAGTTCTACAGAAATTGTTATAAATAATTATGAGAATGGCGAATATCTTTTAAAATTTATTGATACTAATGAAAATGAGTCTGTTTCTGCAACTTCTGTTGTTGTTAATAAATTAATTTCTGGGGATGACAAAACCTTATCTATAAGAGAAGATTCTGCTTTTTCTGGAGCAAAAGTAAATATGATTAAGAATAATTCCCTTAATGCTTTAGTTTTAACAACTGGTACTAATTTTGACTCTTTAACAAACGTCAATAATCTTACAACGGCCTCAGAAACATTTGCTACTTTAGATCTTGTTACTGGAGGTATATCTGATACTGGTAACTATACTTTTAATGCAAATGACATTGATCTTGGTGGAGCTTTTAGATTTGAAGTAACAACTCATATTAAAAAATCTGGATTCACAACAGTTTCTTTATGGGATGATTATACAGACCCAATGGATACTTGGCCTGAAAGTAATTTTACTGGTACTGGTCAAACAGGAGAAAGTGCAACAGTTACATTTAAAATTGCTAAAAGTCAGACAGGTACAGCCAGCACAAGTTTTGAAACTTTCACAAATACAGAAACAACTGCAAGAACTATATCTTTTAAAATTGATGTTTTGAATGATAGTGGTTATAAAAATGTTGCCATAACTGAATTAGGAGTAAATTTAACATTTAAAGCAAGAACCGAAAGAAGTATTGATAATTCAAGTGCAACTAACGGTATTCTTACAAGTTCAGGAAGTGGAGCAACAACAGTTACTTTTGCTAAGAAATTCTTTACTGGAACTACTGCCGTTGGTGGTAGTACATCAGCTTTTAATCCAGTTGTATTTATAAATGTAAATAATATGCAGTCAGGTGATTTCTTTACTATTGATAGTGTAAGTTCAACTAATTTTGTTGTATCTGTAAAAAATGGATCTAGTTTTGTAGCTAGAAATTTCACATATAGTGCTTTTGGTTATGGTTCAGGCTAAACTAGTAATTAAAAAAAGAAAGTAAAATGACTGTACAAAAACCAGATAATTATTTTGTTGATAATGATACAGGCCTTGCTGTAAGAACAGATTTAAATAATATTTTTAATGCTATACAAATAAATAACGGATACGGAAGTGAGCCTACAACTAAACTTGGTTTCATGTGGTATGCCGATACTAACTCAAGCAAGATGGGTTTTTATAAGGCAACACCAACAGATGGAAAAATAGATTTTATTCATTTAGCAAACGGAAATTTCTTTGGCCCTAATGGGTCAGTTTCAGATCCAAGTTATACTTTTACAAACTCAGCAAGTACTGGTTTTTATAGAAGTGCATCTAATGAAATAGGAGTTTCTAATAATTCAGTTAATACAGCATTATTTAAAACAACTGGAACAGAAATTAAAGGCAAACTTGAAGTTATCCCAACTACTGGAGGTGCAACATTAGATATAAAAACAAATGGTTTAAATAACCAAGATACGGCTATAAATCTTGTTGCTGATACAACTCATACTACTGGCGGTTTATCAATAAAAAGATTGCAAACGGCAAACGGCAATTCAGAAATACTTCACCAAGGTACAGGAGATCTTTTATTACATACTGATACAGAAAGCGATATTGTTTATAAAACAGATAGCACTACTAGATTTTCAGTAATGGGAACTGGAACCCAAAAAGGGTCACTTATTTCACATTCTGCTAGCCGTAATGTTTTAACAACTGCTGGCTGGGCACTTATTACTTCTCAAAGTAATAATGGAGCTGGTTTTGAAGTTCTGTCACTTGTTAAAAGCGACAATAATACAGGTCCGGCTATTTTCATCAACAGACTTTCTTCTGCTGGTTTACCTGACAATGGAAATACAACAGGTCGGTTACTAGAATTTGAATATGCCGGTACTAATGTTGGAACAATAACTACTAACGGAAGTGCAACTGCTTATAATGTAGGCTCCGATTATAGATTAAAAGAAAATGTCGTTGATTTAACAGATGGTATAACAAGATTAAAAACTTTAAAAACTTACAGATTTAATTATAAAAATAACAGTACATTAACAGTTGATGGATTTCTTGCTCATGAAGTAACGGCAGTCCCCGAAGCCGTAACAGGACTTAAAGATGCAGTTGATAGTGATGGCAAACCAGTTTATCAGGGAATAGATCAATCCAAATTAGTTCCTTTACTAGTTGCTTCATTACAAAAAGCAGTTGCTAAGATAGAAACATTAGAAACTAAAGTTGCTGCATTGGAGGCTGGTTAATGGCAATTATCGCTGGAGTTAAAGATTTTGACGTCACAAGACGTAATGATTTTCCTTTGACACTTACCTTCAAAGGAGGTGACGGAAATGCTTTAAATTTAACAGGTTTCACAGTTGACGCAGAAGTTTATAGCATTACATCTGATGGGTTTAGAGATACAAAATACGCAGATTGGTCTATTACTTATACAAACAGATCAACCGGTATTGTAGATATTGCTTTAACTGATACTCAAACTACAACTTTTAATAAACATGAATTAAAATATGATGTTCAATTAACTCAACCTAATGGCGATAAATTCCAATATATAAGAGGTACACTATATATTAATGAGGGCTATTCAGAATGAGTACACCTAATAAGGTTGAAATTAGTCAGGTTAATGAAGTCACTACTGTTGAAATAACAACAGCAGGGCCTCAAGGACCCTCATCTGTAATAGACTCTAGTAGTGCAGTTGATAATTCTATAGTGTATTATCAGCAATCTAGTGGTACATTTAAAGCAGATGCTACAACCACCAAACTAACACTCGTAGACGGAGGAAACTTTTAGGCAATGGCTAACACTATCAGAATTAAAAGATCGACAGGATCATCTAACCCTGCTTCGTTGGAAAATGCCGAGCTTGCGTTTAGGGAAGGAGATGAAGTTCTTGTTTATGGTAAAGGGACTGGTGGTGGTGGTGGATCAGCTACAAGCATAATTGAGATAGGTGGTACTGGAGCTTTTGTAAGTAAGACAGCAACACAGAACGCAAATATTATATTAGCTGGCCCTACAACTGGAAGTGCCGCTGCCCCTACATTTAGAAGTCTTGTAGCTGCTGATATTCCTTCTATTGCTCATACAAAAATTAGTGACTTTGATGCGGGTGTTCAAGTAAATAGACTTGACCAATTAGCTTCTGCTACAAGTACAGTTTCAGGAGTAACCCCGACTGCTGATGCTCATTTTGCGACTAAGGGTTATGTAGATGGGGTTGCTCAAGGATTAGACGTTAAAGAAGCTGTAAAGGTAACAACAACAGCGAACATTACTTTATCTGGGACTCAAACTATTGATGGAGTAGCGGTTTCTGCTGATGAGAGAGTACTTGTAAAAAATCAAATCCC